TCTGGCTGGCTGATGCGCGCCGCGCGAAATGGCCAAAAAAGAACCGAAATGGCCAAGAACCTCCGCGCGTACAATCTCCGGCACACCCCGGTGGGGCGTGTCGGAGGAACCTGAAACCACCCAAATTGTCAGCCCGTCCGATCGCTCGGCGGGCTATCGACGCGGACTCGATTCCGTGTCGAGTGTTCCTCAATCACCCCATGCCAGGGGCACGCCGGGTGCGGAGGCCGGCCGATCGCCAAGTGGTCCCTGAGCCGGCAAACACGCAGCGCCGGAACCAGCGCACACGGGTACTCCATGGGCTCGCCGGTCACCAGGCTGTCCCGCCAGTGATCGCACGCGCGACACGTTGCCTCCAGGTCGGTCCGCAGCGCAGCCGATGCGCCCCGGCCCGCCGAGCGGCCCACCGTGGCCGACGTGTCGATCCACGCCTTCACGCCTGGTACCGGATGAAGTTCTCCGCCTCGTCATCGCACACCACCTCGTCAACCGGGTCGAACGTCGGCTGCAAGCGCACCGCGTGCACCACGTGCGTTCGATGCGTAAAGCAGAACTGCTCCCAGTTCTCCTCGACGGCGTCCTCCTCGCAGTCCAAGCACAGGTCGCCGATCAGCTCCCCGGTGTCTTTGATCGCCGTCGACGCCAGCCAGTAGTTCAGCAGGTAGCTGTACGGGCAAAACCAATCGCTCGGAGGCGACGGCGGCGTCGGTCCGGAAAAGCAGTCCGTTCCGTAGTTACCCGGCGGCACGTCGTTGTGGCAGAACGACCCGAATGCCCAGTTGTGCACCCAGCCGAAGTAATTGCTGATCTGCGTGTACGTGCGCACGTCCTCGGCGGCGACCGATGACCGGTTGAACTCCGGCCCCAGGTTGACCGCGTACAGGTCGAGCTGGACGTTGCTCGTGTTCGCCAGGCGAACGCGCAGACGCGCCTGGGTGAACAGCCGCGACAGCCCGGCCGCCTCCTCCTTGCCCGCACTGGTGATGTGCCCGCACGCGAGCTCCAGCTCGTAGTCGGGAAAGCACGCGCCGTCCACCATCACCTCGTACATCATGCGAAAGGCGTGATAGACCATCGTGTGCGTCAGCGACCCGAACTGGAACGGGTTCCAGATCGTGGGCAGCGACCCGCTGGCTGCGGACGCCGCCAGGCGATCGCAATGCCCGCCGAGCACGTACGTGTCACGCAGGTGGGCGCTGCGATACGTCGGGCCATCGCCGACGATCGACTCCGCAAAAGCGCCGCCTCCGCCAAGCGAATTGCAGTCCGCCGCGCGATACGCCGAGAAGTTCAGCGTGGAGGGCAACCAGAGCCGCACCCGCTTGGGAAAACACTCGACCGAGTACTCGGGGTTACCCGCCTCCGGACCATTCACCACGCAGACCAGCTCACACGCCTCGTCGTCCAGCGTCTGTCCGTTCGCCAGGTACGTATTCGCGCTGCGCGGCGTGAACTGATTATTCACGCCGGCCGAGCCCTCGCCGCCGGTGGGCGAGTCGATATCGGTCAGATCCAGGCACAGGCAGTCGCCGGGCGAATTCTCGCCGGGCGCGACGCCCGCGACTTCGATTGGGAATGACACGTTAGGATCGATCAGTTCCGCAGCGAAGATATTCGGATCGCCGCTCGACGCGCTGCACGGGTTCACCACGCCGCCATGGCGCAGGAAGAAGTCCGCGAACGCGGTCCAGCTTTCCGATTCGCCGAGCAGGTCAAGCAGCGACCCCGCCTCGTAAACCTGCAGCGGCGAGACCGGCGGCGCCCAGCCGCCAGGGCCATCGACCACGCACGGCAGACTTCCACCCTCGCTCGTCCCGCACGCCGGCGACTGGTGCTCGTCTTGATCGGCCAGCAGAGCGCGCAGCGTGGCGATCGACACCTCGCCGCTGATCCACTTCCACCGCTCGAATCCCACGCGTTGGCGCAGCGACAGCGCGTCCTCCCCGGCCGCCGGCACCACGGCCTTGTCCACCAGGTACAGTTCGACCGTGCATCGGGCCAGCGCCCGCAGCGCGCCCGACGCCTGGGTAATCCACTGCGCCTCCAGCCACAGCCGTGCGCACACGCCTGCCGCTTGGGAATACCGATACTCCGCCGTCACCGGTGATGCGCCCGACACAAAGTTGCCCGGGCCTCGCCCGCCGAAGGTGTGGAAGCAGCGCAGCACAATCGGCGACGTGCCCAGGCGGTTGAACAGGTCCGCGGATCGCCAGATCGGGTTGAGCGAAATCGCCTCGTTCGTGGGGCAGCCGTACGGCGCGCTGCCGATGAAGTCGTCAAAGTCCGAGAAGTCGAGCGTCGACGGCAGCGTCAGCTCGACGTGCGCCGGAATCAGCAGCTGCGTGCTGCACTGCTCAACACCGGGCTGATCCTCCGCGCAGCGGCTGAACAGCGCCGTCACCGTGATCGGTCCGCCGAGCGTTTCCGGCTGCAGGTTCAGCGGCCCGAAGCCCTGCAGATCCACCAGCTGGCCGTTCTCGCTCACTTGCCAGCCGATGTGCGACCAGCCGCCGCCGACGGGCAGCGCGTGCACCGCAATCACCACCGGCGGCGCGATGTTGCACTCCGCATCGAAGATCGGGAAATGCCGCGTGAACGGCGTGACGATCTGCACGCCGCTGGCGTTGTTGCAGTCCACGTCGCTGTGATTCAGCGTGGCCACCACCTGGCCGCTGAGAATGCCCGCGCACGCGCCCACCGCCCGGAAGCGCACCTCGCGGCACGAGCATTCACAACGCGCGATGTCGGTCAGCTTCAGCATGCCTCGATCGTCAGGCGGTGTGCGCCGTCAGCTTGTAGTCGTTCTTGAACCAGAACACGCGCGTGCCCGGCAGCTTCACGCCCACGCGCACGAAGATCGTCTCACCTTCGTCGGGCAGCCCGGTCACCTCCTGGCTGGTGCCCGTGCCCAGCGATCCGTCGAAGTACTCGCCGCTGCCGATCTCGTCGCCGACCATCAGCCAGTACTCCAGCGCCCCGGTCACGCCCGCCAGGTTGAACGTCACCGTCGTCGATCCGAGGGTCGCGCCCGGCGCCGGAGAGGTCAGCCGCGCCAGCGTCACGTCTTCCGCGTCCGGCGTCACCGCCCCGGCGCAGGCCGACCAGTGCCCGATCGGCCGGCCCACGATCCAGGGCACGCCGCCGATCATTTGGAAATCCACAATCGGCGGGTTCTGCCGGCTGGTCCAGTCCGTGGCCGGCTCGCCGGCCGGCGTCCAGTCCGCCGGCGGGTACCCGCCGATCGGCACCAGGATCGCGTCCGATGGCAGCTTGGTCTTGTCGCTGTCGTCGCACTGCCGGCTGGGGAAATCCGCGACGGCCTCGCTGACGCTGTTGCACTCCATCCGGTTGCGCGCCAGGTGCAGCGTCGTCGCCGCGTCGTAGAACAAAAAGTCGTTCGGCGTCCAGTCAGGGTCGATGAAGCTCTCGACGCGCACGTACACGATCGACCCGTCGCCGGGCAGTTCCGCCGCGTCGATCGCGAGCGACGTGCCTGTAGTCGTCGTGGTGAAGTGCTCGCTGCCGCCCAGTGTGCTGCCCAGGCTGATGCGATAGTTCGTCGCCGACGCCACCGCGCCCCAGGTGAAGACGATCTCGCCATCTTCGTTGGCCAGCAGCACGATTCCCGGCGTCGGCGCGCTCACGATCGGGCCATCTTCGTCCGTCGCCGGCTGCGCGAGCAGCACACCGCCAGAGTCGAATCCGCCGCTCTTCAGCGTTGCCTCGAACGTGTCCGCATCGACTTCGACCTCGACGATCCAGTACAGCCAGCGCGGCGGATCGGTCGATATCCGCTTGGCGAACAGCACCTGCGCCTGGCGCAGGCGCGTGCCGCTGCCGCCTCCGGACACCGCCGGCGTCTCGGGAAAACCCACCTCGAACGGCGCAGGCCGCACCAGGCGGTCCATCGTCCGCTGCTGCCGGCGGGTCAGTTCTCGCGGAGAGAGCTCGCTCATGCTACGCCTGCGGTTCCACCGTCACGCCTTCAAAATCAGCTGGCGGCGCGCTGTCCACCGTCACCGTCACGAAGTCGCTGTTGCTTTCCTCGACGCCGTCCGCGCTCGCCGCGCGCAGGCCAATGCCCACCACCGTTGCGTTGGGAAACGCCGGATCGACCACGAACGTGTGGGTGAACGCGCCGCTCGTCGGCACCGCCTCGGTCGCGTGGGGCGCGGTATACACCGGCTCGTCCTCGTCCAGGTAGATCCGCAGCTCGGCGACCGGCGTGGTCACGCCCACGTTGTTGATGTACGCCTGGATCAGCACCTTGCCGCCCGCGATCGGCACGGCGGCCCACAGCTTCACCCGCTTGGGCGGCGGCAGCTGCACCTCGCCGCTGGCCAGCTCGACCTCCACGTTCACCGCCGGATCCGCCTCATCGTGAAAGTCGCCCGCATTCACCGCGCGCACCGCGTAGACCATCGTGCCGTCCGTCACCGCGCGGTCATCGTCGTCCTCGGTGATCGTGGTCGCGTTCGCCGCGGCCGTGCCGCACGGCGTGTCGAAGTCGATCGCGCCCAGGCTGGCGGCGCGGAAGAGCTCGTACCCGGTGATGCCCGCTGGCGCGTCCGGCGACGCGGCGAAGGCGAACGCGATCGGCCCATCGTCCACCTGGCTGGCAAAGCGCAGCGCCGACGGCGGGCGCGGTCCGGTGTCCACGTTGATGACGGTGGGGATCGGCTCGGATTCGTTGCCCAGCGCGTCGCGCGTGGTCACGGTCACCGTGTGCGCCCCGTAGCCCACCGGCGCCGTCACGATCTCCATGCCGGGGAAGTCCCCGCCGCCGGGATGCAGGTCGATGCCGGGCGCGATGACCGCGCCGTCGAGCGCCACGCTCAGCGTGTCGCCGGCCGCGTACGCGGAAGATGGATCGAGGGTGATGACCAGTGGCACCATCAGAGGCCGACTCCCAAGGAAAAGCCCACCGCCTGGCGACTCGCGCCGGGCGCGGACGGCTCGGCAAAGTGAATCGTCAGCGTCGGCGGGTGGGCCGTCCCGAATGATCGATACTCCGCCAGGTTCGGCAGGTTCAGGTCGTTCTCATACCGCCCGCGCAGCAGCCAGCTTATTTGGGATTCCTCAAGGTGATAGCTGTAGGCCACCAGCGATGTAACACTTGCGGTCACCGGCTCCCACGCCTCATCGTCAATGGTTGCCGGGTCGCGCGGCTGGTAAGTCGTCAACGCAGGTTCGTAGTCACCCTCCGCGCCGTCATTGGACCAACTCACGCCCGTCGCGCTGATCTCCCAGGCCGCTTCGCCCTCCACCCACACGTCTGCGACGCGATGAATGGTCTGCTGCTCCATCGGGGCCGCGCCGACGATGTTCGACTGGTACAGCGTCAGCGTCGCCGACGTGACCGTCATGCCTTCAGGCAGGGCCGGCAGCGACATGCGCAGCAGTCCGCGCCGCGTCGCCGTCTGCGCTTTGCCGACGCGGAACGCCTCGCTGGCGTCAATGGGATCGGTCAGGTGTTGCGGGCTGATGTACGCAACTTCGCCATCGGTCACCACCAGCGGCGATTCGGGGTCTTCGCCACCTTCGGTTTCCACCGCAAACCACGGCTGCTCGATCGCAGTCGTGATCTGCTGGTCGGTGAACGGCTCGCTCCAGAGGAAGGCGGCGGCAATAACGACGCCGACCGCGCCGACGTTCGCGCCGGCGGTGGCGTGCGGAACAATCGCAAATCCCTCGGTGTATGTATCGCGCACGATCACGCCGGTGTCCGGCGCGGGGCTGCGCGTGTGGGTGACCGCCCCGCGCGTCGGATCCAGGCACGCGACCTTCATGTAAGGGCTGCCACCGGTCGAGTCCCACGTCGCGACCCACGGAATCCACTGGCTGTCATCCACGCCCGTGACATCGCCGCCGGCCCAGGTGTCGTCCGCGTCCTTATGGTTGATCGTGATCGTCGGCGACGTCTCATCGTCCCCGGTCGCCAGCCAGTTCAGCTGTCCGACGCCAGCGGCCACGGCCAGCGTGCGCCCTGTCGTGTAGATGTAGTTGAGCGTGTTGCCCGTTGGGATTTTGGCGATGACCAGGATCGTGCCCTTGGCACGCGTCTGGTCACCGGAAGCCGCTGGCCAGTGAATCTTCCCGGCCGTCGTCAGGATAGCGACCGCGCCGCCGTTCAGGGCGCTCTGCCATTGGAAGCCGGCGCCCTCGGTCCCCGCCAGCGTCAGGTCGCGGCCCACAAGCGCGTTCGCAGTTGTGCCCGAACCGTCACTGAACACGATCGCATCCGCCAGGTCCGCGTAGTGCATCGCCCCGGTGTCGAGCACCAGCGGCGCGTCGGGTCGATCCCCGACCTGCCCCTGCGCCGTCCCCGCGATCGCCAGCACGCCCGCCAGCCAGATGGTGATTGCCCGCATCATCGGCCTCCCTGCCGTTTCAGAACCCCGGACGCCAGTCCGGGGCCGCAGTTCACTCTTTACTACTCACTACCCATCGCCGTTCTTCGTGCCTTGGTGCCTTGGTGCCTTGGTGTTAAGCACCCCGGCCGTCACCACACCCCGACCAGGTCGCTCGCCGTCGTCCCGTTGGTGTTGATGTACGCAGGTCGGATCGACAGCAGCGTGCCCGAAGGCACGTTGACGAACGTCTCGCTGTCGCCGGCCATGCTGGTGACGGACAGGTTTCCGCCGGTGCCCACCCACAGCGCGCGCGGCACGGTGGCCAGCGCGTTGGTCGAGGCTTCGACTTCCGCCCAGTTTTCCCCGGGCGCGTTCAGCGACGTGCTGTAGCTCGCGAACGGGTTCGTCGCCGCCGCCGGCGGCGGCGTGAAGAGCGCCGCGACCATCAGCCCGCCCGCCAGCCCGATCGCCAGCCCGCCCACGATCCCCAGTGCCCAGTGCCCAGTGCCTGGTGCCTGGTGCCTGGTGCCTAGTGCCTTGCTTGCCTTCATCACGTTCTCACTTTCTCGACTGCCCGTCGATTGCCGTTCGTCTGCGCCTCGATCATCTGTGCCTCGATCTTCAGTCGTGCATGACAACTCAGTCGCGCACCGCGCGCGGCGCCATGTGCCGCGCGAACCGGTGATCGTGCAGCACCAGCTGCGTGAACACCCCCGCGTCGCCCTGCGACATCGTCCGCTGCACCACCTGCGGATACAGCCCTTGCAAGCTGGCGGTTCCGCCGAAGGGGATGTCGATGTCTCCGGTCACCGCCCGGCGAATGCCCGCGATCGGCACCCCCAGCCGAAACAGCTGCGTTTCGATCCAGGGGATGACCGCGCGGCCGCTCCACTGCCCGCCGGCCATCTGCGCCAGCAGGCTCTCGGCGAATCGTTCCGCGGAATCTTCGTCGTCGCGCGACGCGGTCAGCGCCACGATATCCGCCGGCACATCCTCGTCGTGTTCGTCGAACTGAAAGTCTCTGTCGCGCACCACCAGGTGCGCGACCTCGTGCTCCGCGACCGGCGAGTCGGCCGCCCACGCGGCCTCATGCACCCGTTCGTCGAGCTCGATCTGGAAGATCAGCCGCAGGCGCAGCCGGCCAATGAGGTACGCGTGGTACATGTTGTCGATTTCGAGCAGCTCGCGCCACTTGATATCGCTCCCCTCAAATGTCTCCCGATCCAACACCGACGATGCGAACTCCAGCAACTTCGCATGCTTCAACCAAATGGCCGCTTCTTCGGGAAGAACAGTGCACTCGCTCTCAACCCGGAACCGAAATAAATCGCCGTCTTCATCGGTTCCGAAGTTGACTTCGAGGATCACTCTCCGGTTGTTGTGGTCGTCGACAGTCGGAATTCCCCGAATCACCCGCCGGCGCGGCACTTGGTCGGCCGCGCCCGGCACGTCGAACGGCTCGCCGTACACCTCGTCGAACGGCGTTAGCCGAGCGTACGTCTCCGCGTCGTAAATGCCCGCCGGGTCGATGCCCCACAGCCGCCCGACCATCGCGTTCTGTCCGTCGCGGAAGAGCTTGCCGTGTGCGTCGTATCGTCTGGTGAAGTCAGAATCTTCGTACGCGGCGAACGGCGCCGATTCGTCGTACGTCTCGAACCGCAGCTCATCGACCGCCACTTCCGGATCCAGCGGCGGCAAGAGGTCCCAGCGCGTGTCCGGCTCCCACAAGGGCTTGAGCTCCGCCACCACCGTGCGCCACTTCGCCGCCCCCAGCACGTCCGCCCGGCTGATCGTGGCGCCGAACTCCCGCGCCGACTGGCACTGCGCCACGTTGTTGTGCGCCAGAATCTCCGGCACCGTGCGCACCGCGCCTCCGCCGGTGAAGTACGCGCCCGGCCGCTCGAGCGCCAGCACCTGCGTCAAGTAGTCGCCCGGCGCCCAGAAGCGCAGCGCCGTCCGCGCCGCGACGGTGCTGCCCGCCGATGCGTTCACGTGCTCGCTGCAGAACTGGATGCCCGCCGCGTCGGCCAGCGCGCTCATCGCTTCCAGCGTGTCCATGCCCTCGCACGCCAGCGACTGGCACCGCCGCGTCATGTGCTCGCGCCAGCCCACCGGGAAATCCCCGGCCAGCGCCACGTCGGATTCGTCCAGCGCCCACCAGGGCGCTTCGCTCGGTCCGGCCAGGGCTTCGCTGAAGAGTTGCGCCGGGCTCACCCGGTCATCCCCGCCGTACAGCACGTATAAGAGCGCCAGGTAGCGCAGCGCCTGCAGGTACGTCCAGTATTCCGCGTCGGGATCGCGGTCGTCGGTGAACAGGTGAATCGGTCCGGCTGACCACTTGTCCTCCACGTCGTAGAGCACCGGCGTCGCCAGCCGATTCGGCCGGCCGTTCGGGTTGAAGATGCACGGGGCGCTCTTCACCAGCTTCGCCAGCGTCGCCCACGCCAGGTCCAGCGGGCTTTCTTCCGGGTTGTCCCGCGCGTGATCCCATCCGTCGCGGCTGAGCATGTAGCGCCCGTACACCTGCGCGCCGGCCAGCCGCGTGGTCCGCCGCACGATGTCGCGCATCTTCAGCTTCCTGCGGAAGAAGGTTTTGCTGGAGTCCGCGCCGAACTGCAGCTCGGCCAGGTCCACGTAGCCGTGGGCCAGCACGGTCATCGCCTCGAATCCGCCGTCCGCAAAGGGCGCTTCCGCGACCAGGCAGCGTACCGTCGGTCCGTAGCGGTTGCGCACGTCCAGGTCGGAGAGTTCCCCGTCGCTGGGGTTTTCGCCCAGTCCGCGTTCCCAGCGAACCACCAGGTCCGTCGCGCCGTCGCCGCGCACGCCCTCGGTCACCCGCTGCGCGATCACGCGGTCATCGAGCACGAAGTCTCCCTCACCCGCGACCGCTTCGCGGAAGAACAGCCAGGGCAGCACCGGTTGTGAAGCTTCCGTCGGCCTCATCACTGATCACTTATCACTCAGCACTTTGCACTCATCACTCAACACTGATCACTGCCGTATCAGTCCGCGCTCAGCACCTTGAACACCAGCCGGTAGTCGCGCCGCACCCAGTCGGCGTACTGCCCGCTGCGGATCTTCTCCCACGGCCCCAAGGGCGTCGCCGCGGCCAATACCGCCAGGGCGAACGTGCGCCCGCTGGAGGTCACCAGCGGCTGCGCGTCGCTGCGCAGCACCGCGTCCAGGTTCTGTTCGATCCCCACCTGGATGCCCGAGTTCGACGCGGTGACGAACAGCGTCGCGTTCACCATTCTGCGGCGTGCGCCCAGCGTGTGCCGCAGCACGCCGTCGAACCCGGGAAAGGTGTATTCCTGCTCGCTGATCTCCAGCGGCCCTTCGACATAGGAGATCAGCGACCGCGCCGTCCCCGCGACGTAGCGCGCATCTCCCGGGAGTCCCACGTTGAGCGCGACCACGGCCATTACTGGTTGAAATCCCTCACCGGTTCAGGATCGTGCAGCGGGTCCGCCGCGTTGAACTGCGTGCCGATGTTGGTGATGTTGATCTGCTGCTGCAGCTCCGTTTGCCGGTCGAGCGACTGCCGGCGCTTGATCTCGTCGATCTCGTGCGCGATCGCCGCCAGCGTCGCGTCGCTGTATCCGGATATCACGCTGAAATTTGAGCGCAGCCATGACTCCTCAAACGGGACAATCTTGCCGAGTTCGGCGTCGACTTGCGTCACGTCCAAGCCTTCGCGCGACAGCCGCGTGCGCTCCTGGCGCAGAAGCTCTAACACGTAGCGTTCCACGTTGGCTTCCCGGCGGAATCCAAATCGATTGACGCCGCGCGCGACGTCCGAGTCCACCATCGCCTCCGCGCGCTCCCGTGCCTGCGTGATCGTGAGCAACTCCTTGCCCGCCTGGTATTCCTGGAATTCCCGGGCTGCTTCGTTTTGGCGCAACCGGGTACCGAGTTGCCGCGTTCCGCGTTCCACCTCCAATTGGAAGATATCTGGCGTCGCCGCGCGCGCCGCCTCTCCGATCGCCGCGGTGGCCTCCACGTTTGACTCCCGGAACGCCTTCGTCAGCGCCAGTCCGCGTTCCGGACCCAGCGTGCGCAGCACCCTGTTCTCTGACTCCTGCGAGTCAATATCATTGAGCACGGCCATGCCCAGCCGTACCTTGTCGGCCGAGGTCATGCTGCGGACGTCGATACCCTCTTGCTTTGCCCGCCGCCGAATCAGGTTTCCAAACTTCGGGTCTGCCCCGGCAACGGCCACCTGCAGGAACTGCTCCATCACCGTCGCGGCGAGCTGCGCGTTCACCTCCACCTGCCGCGTCTGGCCGGCATACTCCAGCACATCCTGCATCGGAACCTTGGCTTGGAGATAACCCAATCCGCCTCGCTCCAACTGCCCGACATACTCGCCGATCGACGCCGCCTTGGATTTCCGGCCCGCCGCGGCGATCTGCGCGAGGGCCAGCTCGGCGTCCTCTGGCGTTTTCAGGCGGTCCGCCGCTTTGAGGAAGCTGAAGAGCTTGGCGGTGTCGTCCCCCTGAAATCCTGCCGCCCCCGCAAATCGCAGCACGGACAGCGACGTCTTCAGGTTCGCACCACTGAGCAGTCCGCCCTGGTCGGTAAACGCGATGTCCGCGGCGATGAGCCCTTCCCGCGCCGCGGTCCGGTCCAGGCCACCGGCGATTCTCGCCTGCGTCAGCAGACTGACTGACTTCTCTTCGTCCACGCCAATCTGTGCGCCCAGCGTCTTCGCGTCGTCCGCCAGGCCGGCGGCATTGTCGGACAGCTCCTTCTGCAGCCGCACTATGTCTTCGAGGTAGGCCACAAACTGCCGAAACCCATTGAGAATTCCCTGAAGGCCCGCGTACTGGCTGACCATCCTCAGCCCCGCCGCGCCCAGATCGTCCACCATTGACGACGCCTTCGCGGATTTCTCCCCGGCCTGTTCCGTGTCTTTGCCCAGGTTGGCGGTGTCGACGCCCAGCTCTTTCAGGATGCGCACGGCCTCTTCGCCGCCCACCACCTTCACCAGCTGCACGAATTCGTTGAGTGTCGTCGCCATCGCGATGCTCTAATGCCTAGTGCCTAGTGCCTGCCGTCGCATCACCCAGTGCCCAGTGCCTAATGCCTAGTGCCTTGTGCCTATTCCACCCCGCCCCGGCCTACGACGGATCGGCGTAAACCACCATCGTCGCGTACGTGTCGCTGTCCCCGAAGTTCGCCGTCGCTTCCACCGTGACCTCGCCGATCCCGGTTTCCTGCAGCGTCGGCACGTTCTTGTTCATGCCGCTGGCCAGCACGTTCTTGATCGTCGCCTGCTTGGTCGCGCCGCTGAAGATGTCCGCGACCAGCACCAGGTTGCCCTCGGCCTTGGCCATGTAGTCGTGCGCCGCCGTGATGTTGGAAAAGCGCAGCGTCAGGTCGAGCTGATCGCCGACGTGGTCAAACACCACCTGCTTACCGTCGCCGCGTTTTTCCTTGCGGATGCGCCGCAGGTTTTCGCGCACGTCGAGCAGCCCCGCGATCGCGTCGCCGCCCTGCGTCGCGCTCTTCGTGTTCGCCAGATAAAGGGGAGTTCCCGCCGCCATGATTCGCTCCTTCGTTAGATGGGCAGCACGTGCACCGCCAGGGGCACTTCCACCCAGACCTTGTCGCCCGCCTTCTCGCCGATGTTGTCGTCCGCCGCCCAGTCGTCGGGAATCACCCGCGCCATGTGCCCGCCCGCGTTGTACACCAGGTTCTGGGCCGCCAGGATCAGCACGTCGGTCATCTCGCCGATCAGTTCGTCCTGGCCCGTGTTCGCCCGCATCTTCCCCGCGACCACCGCCGTGTAGTGCGCCACCTGAATGGCCTTGCCGCTGCCCGCGTCGCGCGCCTTGGCGTTGTTCGTCACGTACACCTGCAAGAGCGGCATCGCCCCGGCGTAGGTCGGCACGTCCACCCGGTGGCGTTTGATCGCCGCGAAGTAACTGGTGATCTCCGTCCGCGCCAAGAGCGACGTCATCACACTGGGAAAAACCGCAGCCATCGCCAACCCCGAATGTCCAGTGCCTAGTGCCTAGTGCCTAATGCCCAGTGCCTATTCGCTTCACGCCGCGAACAGCAGTTCGTTCAGCTTCCGGTTGAACGCCTCGCGCCCCGCGTCCAGGTGGATCAGCACGCCTTCCGACAGCCAGTTCGTCGGGATGATCCGCACGCTCTTGACCAGCGCGAACAGCGGCACCAGCTTCCCGCGCCGCTTGCCGCCGCCCGCCACCACCTTGATGCCGTAGATCACCGGCGCCTTGCCTGGGCTTTTCTTGATGAACGTCGCCGGGTAGTGCGCCGCCAGCTTCGGATCGCGCGGCCCCAGCGGGTAACGCGGGCGCCCGCCGCTGGTCTTCGCCGCGTCCAGCGGAATCGCCAGCGCCTTGCCCGGCTTCGCGCGGACCGTCCCGCCTTCCTCCTGGATCTTCGCGTACGCCGTCGCCGGCCCGCGAATCACCCCGATGGCCAGCACGATGCTGTCGCCGATCTTCAGCGCCCGCCAGGTCACTGACTTCCACAGCGTGCCCGTGATCGTGTTCAGCGGATCGCCGCCGAATTGCGACTCGACGACTCCGCTGGCGATCGTTTCCGCCATCGCCTGCGCCGCCGGCATCAGCGCTCGCGCAAACCGCTCCGGAAAGCGCCGCGCGAACTCGATCGCGTCCCTGCCCGCCGTCGAGATTTCCAGTACCGGAAGCGCCATCAAAACTCCAGTGCGAAGTGCAAAGTGAAAAGTGCTAAGTGAGAAGTTCCGTCCACTCATCACTCATCACTTATCACTCATCACTTCTGTCAATAGTCGCCCAGGTTCGTCCAGGTGATCGTCACCGTCCCGCTCAGCGTGCACAGCTGATCGTCCGCCGCGTCGTCCGCCTCGATCGCCACGTTGAACCACGCGTCTTCCGCGGTGCTCGTGCCGTCGATCGCCAGCGACGTCGCGTTGATCCCGTGGATCGACGCGACGGTCGCGCCCGACATGTTGCCCTCGATCTTGGCGATGATGTTTTGCTCCGTCGTGGCCAGCGCCGCGTTGTCCACGCCGGCCGTGATCGAGCCGATGCCGATGTCGTACGTCGCCGCGTCCACCAGGCCGTTGGTCGGCACGCAATCGAGCGCCAGGTTCGTCGTCGCGCCCGTAATCTTGATGTAGCCCACCGGAAAGGTGTAGAGCTTCACCGACCCATGCGCGCCGTTCGCGCCCGCGTCGACAATGAAAAACTCAAAGTCCTCGTCCAGCGTCAGCGTCGTCTGGTGGGTCACGCCGTCGCCGGTCTCGACCAGCGTGAACCCGGTCGAGCTCACCCCGATCGCGCCCGCGCCGATCGCGGTGCTGATCGTCGCGCCCGCCTGGAGCTCCAGCGTCCCGTGCGCCTGCACCACCATCCGGTCGCCGCCGTCGGTGAGGTACACCCCCGTCCCGTGCCCGCTCTGCGCCCGCGCCGCCTGGTCCGCGAGCAGCGACACCGCCAGGGCGAGCAACATCGCCGCGATGGTGACCAGCGACATGGTCAGCCGCACGCCCAATGCCTGATGCCCAGTGCCCAGTGCCTTTTGCCCATTGCCTTCACTCATCACTGCCTCACTTTCTCACGTTCTCGAATTCGCGTGTCTTCGCGTCCATTCGCGGTTCAACGTCTCCGCGTGCTCTGCGAACTCTGCGGTTCAACATCCCGCCACTCATCACTCATCACTGCGGCGAAGCCGCTTCACCCCACGCCCACGCGGCGCAGGTGTCCGAACGCGCTCTCCACCACGCCGACCAGCCCCTCGATGCGCGTGACCACTTCGCTGATCGTCGCCGTGCCCACGTTGGTCAGCCGCTGGCCGAAGTGATCGCGATGCTTGAACAGGTGCATCGCGACTTCGACGGCCGCGTCGCGTTTTTCATCGGGCACGGGTTGCCAGCCCTCCGGGATGATTTCCTCGCCGTCCGCCGGCCAGTAGCCGCCGCTGTAGGTCACACGCACGAATCCGCCCGGCACGGTGAACGGCTGGCCCAGGTTGCGCCCGCTGGACAAGCGTTCGATGGTGCGCAGCGCCCGCCACCAGTCGGTGTTCTCGACCAGCGGCGTCGCGGCGTCGAGTCCGCCGAGCGTGGACGACGCCACGACTTCGCTGACTGCGACGATCGGGAAACCCCGCAGGCGCACCCAGCTCTGGCGTTCCTCGACGTTGACCAGTTGCACGCGGTCGACGAAGTATTCCAGCAGACTGCGCGGCGCTTGCCCGTCCGGCGGATCGTGGTCCATCGCGTCGACCCAGCCGGCGAGCCAGTGCGATGCCATGCGGCAGCACACCAGGATCGCTGCGTCGTCGGCCGTGTCGGCCTCGTCCGTCCGCCCCAGCCGCGTCTTCACTTGTTCCACCGTGCACAGCATGTGACACTCCCGTTCCGCACACCCCGAGCAGCCTCGGCGTCCTCAGCGCCCTCTGCGGTTCAATCCGGCGGCGGCACGTTGAGCTCGACGGGCTCGACGCGCGCCGGGTCGTAGCCGTCGACGATCGCGACCAGCGTCGCGATGCCCGCCGCGACGTGCGCGTCGGCCTCGTACTTCTGCATCACCAGCGTCTGGCCGGCGGTGTAGTCCTGCCCGTTGTAGCGGGTTGCTTTGCCGGCGTTCACGCGGACGCGCACCCAGTCGTGCGCGCCGATCGCCCGCTCCGTTCCGTTGTTCATGGATTTCCCTTTCTGCAATCTGCGTTCATTCGCGGCCACGTTCATTCACGACCAGCCGCCCGCCGCGCATTCCGTGCTTCGCGCCTTCAGCGCGTGACCAGGTCGTCGCCCATCCGGTCGCGGTTCTCGTCCGGCGCGCCTTTGTCGGAGTCGCCGCCGTCGCCGCCAGCGCCGTCGTCCGTTTTTTCGCCTTCCCCGGACTGCGCCGCGGGCGGCGCGATCGGTTCCAGGCTGTTGCGGTCGGCGCGGTACTGCGCCTCGGTCAGCATCGCGACGCTGCCCGGCAGAAACAGCCCGGCGTCGGTGATGTCGATCCGCCGCCGCACGCGATACGGCCTGCGCGGCGTCGCGGCTTTGTTGGTTTTTGCCATCGTTCGATTCTCCGTCGATTCACCCTCGACCGGCCGTCCATCGCCGGTCAAGGATCAGTTTTCCGCGTGCTCCGCGCACTCCGCGGTTCACCCGCCGCGTCCGGCGCGTCAGCTCACCGGCGCTTCGGTCGGGTTGCAGCCCCAGATGGTGTAGCCCACCTGGCTGCTGTTCGAGCCAGCGCGCACCAGCTGCACGCGGCACTGCTTGCCCGACGCCTGTTTGACGTAGCTCAGCACGTGGTTGGTGTTGGACGACGCCGCGGCCAGCGCAGCCGTCGCGTCCGCCGTCACCGCCGCCGCGGCCACGTCGTCGCCGTGCTGCAAGTTCACCGTCAGGGTGTGGTCGGCGTCGATCGTGTCGACCCGCACCTCCACCATGATCGCCTCGTAGCCGGTGGTATCCACCGCCACGCCGTTGACCGTGCCCGCCGCCGCGTCCGCTGGCGCGACCCGCTGCAGCACCTTGTGGTTGTTCTTGGGATTTCTCGCGAACATGCCTTGCACTCCGTTTCCTCAAGGTTCTTGGAATGCCCGGCGGCGCCGTGCTGCGCGCCGCCGGGCGGAATCAATTCACCCGCTCTCAGCCGCAGGCCGCACTACGCGTCGGCCGTCTTCAGCAGGCTGAACGCGTTCGCCTCGCTGCTCTTGTTGCCGAACCGGGCCAGCACGCGCAGCGCGTTCTGGCCGTTGGTGAAGAACGCGTGCGGGCTGAACGCCAGCACCATCCGCGTGCGGATGCCCAGCTTCATCGCCCGCCGCAGGTCGCCGAAGCCGAGGAACTTCGTCCCCGCCCCCGACTGGCTGATGCGCGGAAACGTCGCCGTGCGCACATAGTCCTCGCCGAGGATCTGCGTGCTGCCGCTGCGCGCGTCGGTGAAGATCGGCCGGCCCACGCCGTCCTTGATGCTCTTCAGCGTCCACATCAGGTTGGCGCTACCGAACAGGCGGCAGTTGCCCTCCTGGTAGACTTCATCCGGCACCGACGCGAACAGGCCGATCAGGTCGTCGTAGCCCACGTCGCTGAACGCGACCTTGCCCGCCGCCAGCGACTTCACCGTCGCGCCCGCGTCGTTCATGATCCCGACCAGGTTGTTGTAGGTCTGCGTGCCGTCGCCGAGGAACACGCACTGGTCGATCTTCTTCGCGATCGCCCGCGAGAAGCGCCGGGTCCACATCTCGCCCTGGTTAGCCGCGGCGTATTCGTCGAAGTCCGCGCTCCAGCGGGTGAACGCGCCGAACAGCTTGGCCACCAGCGTGCGCTGCGCAAACGCCGCGTTCTTCTCCGCGATTGCGCCGCCTTCCTCCAGCGCCTGCACCTCCACGTCGTTGCCGTCAATCGCGAAGACCTTCTCCTTGCTGGCCATCGTCTCCACGTCGCAGTACTGCGGCGCTACGCCGTACTCCTGCATCGCGGTGATGATCACCCCGCCGAACTCCGGCGGCAGCAGGTATCCGCCGAGCTCGTCGTCAGTGACCTCGCCGGCCCGTTCCACGTCGCTGACGGACGCGAGCTTCACGCCGAGTTTCTCCAGCCCTTCAATCGCTTTCGCGCTTTTGGACACCACCGCGTGCACGAACAGGGCCATCGCCTTCGCCGCGGTCGCGTTGGGCATGTAGCGGCGGTGCTGTTGCGGCCCGCTCAGTCGCTGGTAGCCCGGGTCCAGCCGCGTCAGCGGCGAGTTGCCGCCGCCGTCGCCGCCCAGCGCGGCCAGCGCCTTCGTGCACTTGCCGACCAGGTCTTGCAGCTCTTTGATCTGGCCTTCCAGCGTTTGGGATTTCTCCGTGTACGCCTTCTCGACCTCCGCCAGTTTCGCCTGCACCGCCGGCAGTTCCTTCACCTGCGGCGAGATCTCGCTCCTGATCTTGTCGAGATCGTCCTTGAGCGCCTTGTGCGCCGTCGCGAGCTTCGTCACGGCGCCGCTGAGTTGCCCGATCTGTTCCGGGTCCATCGGCAGATTCCTTTCTTACGCGGCGCCAACAGCCGCATCGACCGCATTGTTCGCCTCGCCGATCCATCGGCGAAGATCATCGCCATTCTCGCCGCGCGGGCTGATTGCGCCGTGCGGGCTGCTGCGCTCCGCCAGCGCGTCCTCCAGCCGCGTGATCGCGTCCTGCATCTCGCGGACGCAGCTCTCCATTTCACGGGCCTTGCCCGCGTCGCCGTCCTCGCCGCGCGCAACCTCGCCGGCCAGCGCGCCGAGTTGGCCCTTCACGTAGTGCGCCACCAGCAGACAGTTCTCGTTCGCCGGCACCGCGCAGGTCGAGACCTCCTTGAGCAGCGCCTCTGTGTAGTGCAGCACGCCGTCGCTGTCCCGCTCGGTGCGCAGCGCCCGAAAGCCCACGCTCACCGCCTTCCACACGCCGCGCACGTACAGCCCCCAGCGGGCCATCGCTACCCGGTTGGGGAATTCCAGTCGCGGGTCCGCGTCGAACGCGAACGTGCCCACCAGCGCCTTGCCCCGCCGCGCGATCTTGCGGCACAACCCGACCGACGCCGGCGTCGCCGAATCGCCCCACAGGTGATGCTGGTGCTCGGGGAGGAACTGCGGGTTGCGCATGTACCGGTCCAGCGTCGCGTCGAACGCGCCCGCGTCGATGATCTCCTTGTAGGAGTCCAGCGACGGGTCGGTGATCACGAACGTCGCCTCGCGCTTCGCTTCGTCGATCGCGCGCACTTCGTTCTCGCCGTGCTTCTCGGCGTCTTCCGGCAGCAGGTAAGCCCCGGCCAGGCAGTCCGCCAGGATCGACTCGCGCACGTCCTGGCCGAAGTCGCGCGGCACCAGGCTCGCGAAGTCGCGCACCGCGATCACGTGTGACAAGGTTCTGTTCATCGCCCGCGCTCCTTCAGCATGCGCTCATAGGTGTATTCCCCAACGCGGTTCAAGGCCGCCGATGCGGACTTGCTCGCCGCCTTCGCCACCAGCGTGCACGAGCAGTTGATCGTGTTGGCGGGAGAGAGTTTCGGATCGCCCGGCTGCTGCGCGGTTTCCTTGTTGCCGTCCTCGTCGATCAGCACGAACTCCGCGTCCGCGTCGATGCCCGTGGCGCTCACCCGTTCCGCCCACTTGTGCGCCGGCCTCACCACGCCGTTGGGGTTGGTCTTGGTCTTCACCGGCTTGCCGCTGGTCAGCCAGCTTTTCAAAAGGCCCGTCTGCGTGATCGCGGACTTGCGGCCCGCGTTGATCGCCTGGTGCATTTCGGTCTGCGCGATCAGGTAGCTGCGCGACGCGTGGGCCGAGCCCATCGCGCGGCCGATCGACTCCGCGAGTTCGGTGAGCGAGTCGCCGCCGTCGAGCCCGTTGAGCAGCACGCGGCGGACGCGTTCGCGCGTCACCTGGTTGATCCGCGTGATGCGGATCGCCTGCTGCTCGATGTGCGCCCGCACGTCCGGCGCGTCGATGTTGAACGAGAATCCGCCGGCGACTTCGTCCGCGACCTGCTTGCCGCCGAGCTCCGCGCCGTCGGCGATCTGCGGCTTGAGCACCGCCGTCAGCTTGCCGTTTTCCTCCGCCAGGTCGAAGAGCACGCGCTCGACGATCTCGTCCGCGTCCGCCCGCAGCGTGTCGCCATCGACGGGCGCCTGCGCCACCAGGCGGCGCCACGCGTCGTCCGTGCACTCCAGCGCCCGGCCGATCAGCGCCGCCAGTGCTACGGCCTTCGCTTCATCGCCCAGCGCCTCGCGCAGCCGCGCGACCGTTTCCTGCGCCTGCCGGCGGAAGAACCGGCGCATCACCGTCTGCGTGCCGCGGCGCAGACCCAGCCACGATCGCCACCACTTCAGCCAGGCCGCCGCTTTCCCCGCCGCGCGGGTCACGCCCTGCGCCGCGTCGATCGCGCCGCGGATCAGCTGGTCCGTCGCGTCCGCTTTTTCGCCTTCGTCCGGCTCTAGGGCCTCTGCGTCCTCTGCGGCAGGCTTGTCGTTAGCCGCGGCGTCCCCGGGCGCTTGCCCCTCAGGCGTATTTTCGCCGGCCAGCGCCGCCTGCGCTTCCTCGACCAGCACGTCCATCGGGATCTTGCCCGCCTCGACCAGCGGCACGCTGCCCCACGGCGGGTTCTCGAATCCGAGGTCGAAGCGGTCGTTGATCTCGTTGCGCGCCACGCCGGACTGCGTGAGTTTGAACGCCTGCTCGACGAACGCGATCTGCTGCAGCTTCAGAACCTGGATGTCGCTGGTGTCCAGCGCGAAGTAGAAGTTCTCGCGCTCGCTGCGCAGCACGATGCGGTTGAGCGCGCTTTCCACGCGTCGCTTCGCGGGCAGGCCGTTCATCGTCCAGAACAGTTCCATCTGCGCCGGGGCGGAGTTGTACTGCGCCTGGTCCATCAGGTTCACGAACAGCGGCGGCACGCGGTACGCGGTGGCGATGATCGTCGCCGACACGCCCATGCCTTCCAGCCAGTTGATGTCGCTCATGCCCTGGCTGCCGCGATCGACCTTGATCCCGCCGGAGAGCAGCAGCGGCTTGTTCGCGTTTTCCGGACCGCTGTAGCGCAGGCGGATGACCTTCAGCGCGTCGGCGTGCTGCGATTCGGACAGGTCTTTGTCCGTGGTGAACACCGCGCCGAGCTCCGCGCCGTTCTTCACCGCGTTGCGAAACAGCGCCAGCGCCCCGGAGTGTCCTTCAATCGCCAGCCGCGCCACCCGAGCGCCCGAGAGTCCTTCGAGTCGTTTGCGCGGGTGGTAGTGCCGGCTGGCCACCACCTGGTCGAGGGTCAGCATCCGCGTGCGCCCGCCGTCCAGCGGCGTGTAGCGATAGCCCAGCAGCGCGCCGGCGTTTTCGATCGGTTCGATCTCGCTCTTGCTCGCCACCAGGATCTGCCGCCGCGCGCCGCGCACGCCCAGCTCGAAATCCGGTTCCACCAGGTACGCGATGCCGTCGATTTCCTTGTGCGTCAGAAACGCTTCGACCAGTTCTTCACCCGTCTGCTCGGGGTTGGGCTGCTGCATCAGGTCGAGGTATTCGTGGTCCCACACCGGATCGTCGCGCCCGGTGAAGAGGCGCACCGGCAGGCCCGCGATCGACTGCGCGATGTTGCAGATCGCGGAGTACACGTAGACGCTGGTCTCGAACGGCTGGCTGACGCCGACGCCGCCGAACATCGCGTCCGTCGCCGACATGATGTCGAACAGCGTGGTGTCCACCACGTCGCTGCGCAGGCGCAGTCCGTTGGCCATGCCGCCTGAGCCGGCCGGCCCGTCGAGTGCCGCGCAGCGCGCCGCGAATTCTGCGTCTTCCCGACTCAAGCGCCGGCCTCCTGCAGCGCACCCATCTGGCGCGCCCTGCGTTCCATCTCAACCCGACGTTCCTGTTCGACAGGGTCCAGTTCCGACGCCGGCGGCGGACCGCCCGCCGGTTCGATCAGCGACACGCGCACGCCCGTCTGCACGCCCGCCGCCTGGATCGCCAGCGCCAGCGCCCAGAAGCGGTCCGCGTGCCCACTCTCGTCGCGTGCCGCGTCGAAGCGCACGTTGCCCGTCGCCGTCACCGTCTTGCGCACCTTGTGCAGGTCTTCCCTCACGACGCTGTCGTCGGGGATGCGCACCGTGCGCTCCTCGAACTTCTGGCGCACCGGCACCGCCAGCGCTTCCTTCACTGGCCCGGTGAAGGTCACCGCCTCGACCGCGGAATTGCCCAGCCGCTTCTGTAGTCCCTCGGCCAGCCCCAGGCCGATGCCCGTCGCGTCCACGCACGTGCGCCGCACGCCGGCGGCGCGGAGCATGCCTTCCAGCACGTCGATCTGTTCGGGGATGGGCATTTTCTCAAGCACGCCGATGCGCCGCGTCCACAGCACGTCGCCCACGCGGCCGAGCACCCACGCCGCAGTCACGTCCTTGTGCCGGCCCACGTCGATGCCCGCGTAGCGTTCGCTGTCCTCGGACACGTCCCACAGGCCGTCGCCCGGACGCGGACATTTCGCGTCCTCGCACGTGTAGATCAGCTCGTACGGCAGCCAGGCCGACGCGGCACTGCTCGGGATGCAGCAGAATTCCTGCAACCACTCGTCTTCGTCGATGCAGCTCGCCCGCAGGTCCGCGACGAACGCCTCGCGTGTCAGTGCCGTTCCGCGCGTCTCGTTGATCAGCTCGACGAGGCCCTGCTCGACGGCGGTGTGGATATCGATGAAATGGTAGCTTTGCTCACGCAGCGGCCGGCCGCCGCGCGTGCGTTCTCCGGCTGCATACGCTTTCGCGTCGCCGACCACCTTCTTGTTCCAGATGTTGTCCTCGCCGTTATGCGAACTGCCGAATTCGATAGCGTCACCCCACATCGTGACCGCGTTCGCCGCCTTGTGAAGTTCGACCGGATCATCGTGAAAGGCGAGCTCGCTCACCACCACGTCGCCGCCCTTGCCGCGCAGCCGCCGCGGCGAGCTCGACAGCGCGTTGATCCGGCTGCCGTTCTTGAAACGGATACAAAACGCCTTGATCGACCCTTTGGGATGGCCCGGGTCTTCGATGTCCTCGGTGAACGCGTCGACCATGATCTGCACGCGTTCGAGGAAGCTCCGGCAGTATTCCGCGAACTCGTACGCCGCCGATTCATCAGCCGACGTGTACCACAAGTCTCTGGCGCGCTGGCCCGTCGCCCGCCGCATCGTGTGCTTATACGCTTGGGCGTAGTCGTACCCGATGCGCCGCGATTTCTCGACGACGATGCGCCGCGACTGATCCTCGATCAGCCGCTTGTGATACGGCAGCCAGCGCAGCGGTTTGACTCGGGTGCGTTCGTCCATGCCAGTTCTACGCCGCCAGGTCCACGTCCTGCATCAGCTTCGCCACTGTCTCCAGGTCCACCACCCGCTTGCCCGTGCCCGCCTCGGTTCGCGCCGCCGCGCCGCATTTCGCCAGCAAGTGCTCCTGCATCTTCATCCGCAGCTTGTGCTCTTCCGCCTTGCGCCAGTGCTTGCGGATCTGCAGGTACGCCAGCGCCCCGTTGAGCTGCGTCGACGCCTTGTTGTCCGCTAACATGGCCTTCAGCGCCGTGCCCAGCGCGACTTTCTCCGCCGCCGTCGTCCCGCCGGTTTCGTCGCCGAACTCCGCCTCCAGCAGTTGGTTCATGATCCGCTTGTTGGCCAGCAGGATCTCCATCTGCTGCGCGTCGCGCAGTTCCTTCGCGTACTCCTGCAGCGTGCGCAGTTGCATCGCCGCCTGCACCTGCGGGTACTGGTCGTAGATCTCCGTGACCGGCGTGCCCAGGTAGATCAGCGCGTCGATCTTCGCGCGCAGCGCCGGGTCGAGCAGCTCGATCGCTTTGTTGCCACGTCCGCCGGGCATGATCCGATTCTCAACAGGAGGTAACGGAGGAAGCGGAGTTCGTTCTCTCTGTTGCCTCTGTTCGCTCCTGTAAAACGCCTAGCTCACCAGTGCCGTAATCGCGTTCTTGATCTCGCGCCGCCGGTCGCGGTGCTTGGCGATCTGCCGCACGCCGTTGACCAGGTCGCGAATCTCGTCGTCGGTGATGTTGTCCAGCCCCACCTCGCGATCGGTTTCCGCGATCGCACCGATGAGGCGTGCCGTCAGCCGTTCGTGGTCCTGGCTGATGCGCCTGCGCTCCTGATCCAGATCCGCGATGCGCCGCGCGCTGTCCGGGCTCATGCCGCCGCTCATTGAAAAATCCCCTTGATTGCGCCGGCCACGATCGGCTGCGCGATGGAGGTCAGAATGCTCGACGCGATCGACGCAATCGCGATCACCTTCGCCAGCCGCACGTTGATCGACGCGATGGCCTTCTTCGTTTCCTCGTGCTCCGCGCGGGTCACGTAGTCCCGCTGCAGCGCGTCGATGTCCACGTCCTGGTCCGCCAGCCGCTTGTCCAGGTCTTTGTGCGTCACCGCGCTCGCCGACAGCGACAGCGACTGCTCGGTCAGCCGTTCGTTGAGGGCGAAAAGCTTCGCGACTTCGTCGCGCGTCACGCGCAGCACGGCGCGGGTTTCGGCGGCCAGCGCCTCGCTGCTGGTCACCACGCTGCCCACGCGGCTGGAGACGTCGGAGTTCATCGCCCGCAGTTGCCCGATCTCGCGGCCCAGGTTGCGCACGTCCGCTTGCAGCGCGGCGATCGCCGCCGGCGCCTGACAGTTCCCGCTGCCGCACATCGCGTCGCTCATTCAGCCAACCTCCGCCAGCTCTTGTTCGGCGTCCATCGCGGCCGAGCGTGCGCACGCTTCCGCGATGCCGACGCGGGCGAACGCCGCGATCACCGCCAGGTCCGCGTCGCCGAAGTTGCGTATCGTGTCGGCCAGCGCCCGGCCGCTGCGTCCCAGCACGCGAAAAATCTCCGCCAGACGGTCGCCGCCGCGGCGTTCGGCGAACGCGACCAGGTCCGCCCACGCGGCCTCGACCAGCGGCTCGCATTCCGCGCGCAGCGCGTCGCGTTGCTCCGGCGTCAGTGGCACCGCAGAGGCCGCCGAGTGCGCCGAGGTTATTTTCAGTTCGCTGCTCACGTTCCGACTCATCATCCGGCACTCAACACCCCGCACCGCCGTTCTCTGCGCTCTCCGCGTGCTCTGCGGTTCAATCGCGGTTCACCGCCGCCAGCTATCGACCGGCACGCCCGGATCGAACAGCACGCCTTGCCCGCCCATGCGGTCGACCACCGCCTCGCGCACCTGCCGTTCGCGCACGAACTGGTAGCGTGCGCCCGCCTTCACCGATTCCAGGTACGCCGCCCACTCGTCCGCGTCGCGGGCCAGCCAGTAGCCGGTGTTGCACTCGCACACCCGGTGCCCCGCCTCGCGCAGCTCCGCGACCAGCTTGCGGACTTCGCGCCGCTGGTTTTCCACACTCGTGTTCGGCGCGATCCGCAGGTGCGAAGCGATCACTCGCGCCGCGACCGGCTCGCCGCCGCACCGCGTGCGCGCCACGATCGTGCGCAGCAGATCGAGCACGCATCCCGCCAGCCCCGAAATGTCCCGCGTCGCGTTCATCGTCTTTCTCAACAGGAGGAAACGGAGCCAACGGAGTCCGTTCTCTGTTCCCTCTGCGACCTCCTGTTCAAACCGCGTTTTTCCCCTCGACCCCGCGCGCCGCGCGGTTCGCCGTGCGCTGCTTCATCTACAGCAGCGCGGTCTCCACGTGCGTCAGCGCCACCGCGTTTTCCCGGCACGCGAACGGCCCGCGTTGAAACCCGCGCAGCCGGTCGATCACGACGGCCAGCAGCGCTTCGTTCGTGATCCCGTTCACGCCGTTCTCGGCGACCGGCCCGCGCTGGAACTCGATCGTGCAGGCCCGGCGATAGCCGTACCCCTCGCCCTGCTCGTCAAACACCGAGATCGCGTACTCGTGCGCAGCCCCGCCCGGCCCCGGCCCGTCGAGCACGAGCACGCGCACGTTGTCGCAATCGGGGCACTGGTGATCGGTGATTTCCCTTATCGCGTCCATGCTCGACGTTCTCACGTTCTCACGTTCGCACTTTCGCACTTTCGCACGCCCGCACTCTCGCACTCTCGCGGTTCACGGCCCGCCAGGCGGCGAAGCCTTTCCGTTCACAGTGCCGGCCGCGTGCCCGTTGACGTACGCCGAGTGCTTGGCCTTTTCCGCCTTGCGCCGTTCGTCGATCTGCTCTCGCAGCAGCTTCGACAGCGGCTCGATGGCCTTCCTCACCGCCGCGCCCACCGCCGGTGCGATCGGCTCGGGCGGCTCGAACTCGCGTAGTTCCGCCGGCGTTATCCCCATGAGTTCCTTGAGCGGCACACCGCCGCCGGCGCGCTTCGTGCCCGCGTCCTCATGTGCGATGCCCAGGATCACCGCGACGCCGGACGCGATCACCGCGGCGAGCACGCCTTCGGACACGTCGAGTCCCCACTCCGCCAGGTAGCAGGCCACGATCGTGGCCAGCGCCACCTGCACCTTCCGCGACCGCAGCGGATTCACCAGTCTTTCCTGTAGCGCGCTCACGTTCTCACCTTCTCGCTTTCACACTTTTCAACAGGAGCAAACGGAGCAAACGGAGAGCAGTCCTCTGTTCCCTCTGTTGCCTCCTGTTCAGCCCTACTTCCTCCGCGTCCTCTGCGCCCTCTGCGGTTCCGCCGTTTGCAGCGCGTCGAGCATGTTTCGCGCCTCGAAGCCATCCAGCGGATGGCTGGTCACCACGATGGTCGCGCCGCCCAGCGACACGTCCATCGCCATGTCCAGCGCCTTGCAAAACTCCGTCCACCCGGCCGCGTGCACCACCAGCTTCATCCCGCGAAGATTGATCTTTTGCGCCATCGTTGTTTTCCCGCTCACGTCTCACCGCAGAGCCCACAGAGCATGCGGAGTTTTGACCCTGGTTTTCCTCAGCGATCTCCGCGTCCTCCGCGGTTCAAAATCCGTTGGTCGTTGCGCCTGCCGGTGGCGGCGTCGCCGTGAGAATCTCCAGCAGCCGCTGCGCGAGGCTCGGGTCTTTGCTGATCGCGTCGATGATCTGCGCCGTCGCGGTCTGCTGCGCGTCCGCGGTCGTCGTCGCGGTGCCTTCGCCGGTCGCGCTCGAACCTGTGGATTGCGCCGCGCCGCCAGGCAGGGCCACGGCGACAGGTAGGGCAATCCCCGGATCGACCCTCGGCGTGCTGGTCAGGCTGGGCGTTTGCGTGCCCGATTGCGTGCCGGCGACGTCGCTGGTCGCGGCCTGCGATCCGGTCGGCGTGGTCGACGCGGCGGTGTCGAGGTTGTAAACCTGGATCTGGATCAGGTCGGCCAGGGCCAGCTCCACGCCCAGGCCGTCCGCGGTGATGCGTTCGAGGCTGGCGTGGATGAGTTTTTCGCGGTCGGCGGCGTAGTCCACGGGCAGTTGCCCGCCGACCGGCAGCCCGTCCGTCTGGCGGTTGTCGATGCGGATCGTGTGCCCGCCGTAGGTCGCCTGGCGTTGCTCCTGCTCGGTGGGCGCCGCCGCACTCTGGCGTTGCCCGAACAGGGAAAACCCCGAAGCCTCCTGGTCGCACCCGGAAAGGCATCCGAAGCCGATCGCTACCATCAGAGCCGCGCCTGTGAGGAAGCGGACGCCGTTGGTTTTTCCAAATACAGTCGTTGACTTCATCGTCTTTTCTCCGTATTTCTGGCCACTATTGGCATTTCCACAATCACACTTTCGCACTTTCCCACTTTCGCACTTTCCCACTTTTGCACCTTCGCACGTTCGCACTCGGCCAACCGCCGGGCCGGCGAACGCAGCATCCCTGCCGCGCCGCCGCCCGGCTCGCAACGCGCCTCAGTTTTCAGAAGGTGATCGCCCGCGCACATCCGAGCCGCGACTGTGAGGGAGCGGAGTGCGCCTGGGCGTGAAATCGCTTGGCCGCGTCCCCGCGCACGGGTTACGGCCGGGTGGCTGGTTAGCGCGCCTGACTCCCCGAGTGGGAATCGCGCTGCGTCACCGGCCTGAAGGATGGCTCGACGAGTCGGCTGTGCGCCCGGAGCTCGCCCGCCGTGAAGATGGTGCTCGGTGGAAATGTTTCCAGGGGCGGGCGGGCAGGCGCGGAGGAAAGGAGTCCAAGCCGTACCCCGCGCCTGCGCCGCGCCACCTGGTCGGTGTGCCGCCGGCTGGCGGATGATCACGTGTTGTTTGGCTGCCGTCCTTGGCATCGTTGCGTCCCGGCGGGCTTCATGCCCGCTGGCGGTAAAAAATAAAAACACCGGATCTGGGGCACCCCTGAGGGCCATCCAGATCCGGTGTCTTAACCGCGACGAATCGCGGGAATTACCGGCAGATGCTTGTTTCCTTCGCCGCCGCGGTGTCACTCGCGGCTAAGTTGGCTATGATCAACCTACTGTCACGGGGCGGGGGCGTCAAGGGGATTTTTTGACAACCTCGCCGTCCCGGACTTCCATTGCGTATTTCCGGAGCAGCCCATCAAGGAATTTCTGAACCCTTTCAGAATCCCAGTCTCCCTTGTACTTTTCCTGCAGGCGCTTTTCCGCAAGCACGAAAGAGAGATTCCCAACCTCCGGCATCACGATCTCCCCTGCGGCGGCCGCTAGGGCCATATCCATAGCCCTTTCCGCACCCGCGACTCTCCGCGCCACCGCGTCATTCAACCGCCCAGCCTCGTCAACCTCATCTAACACAACTCCTGCCAAATACGATACGAGCTTCTGCACTCGCTGACGAACCCCAACAGGCGTAATCCACAGGCAAGACAAGTGCGCCCTGAACCTTTTTGCGAGCATCTGCTCAATTCCTTCCAAATCCCCCGCCGCTGCTGCATAGCTAGTGCCCTCCTCAACACTGATAGCCTCCGCCAGTGCCGCAATAGTCGAATTCAGCGGCTTGCGCTTCCCCGATTCGATCTCACTGATCGCCTTTTGGCTGACCCCTGAAGCTGCGGCCAGCTCTCTCTGCGTCAGCTTCACAGCTTTACGCTGCTTTTTTAACGTCTCTCCGAACGCGCTCATTGCCTCACCCTATCACATCGCCTTCGGCCCGCCACACCCCCTCGTTGCTCAATGATTACGGACGTAATTTTCTCCTTGCACAGACCGGAAATATGTTATAAGCTTGACTACGCCATGATTACGCATGACAGAAAACAGCCGCTTGCGGGCGTCCAAGTTCTCATCGGCCGCACGCTTCTATCGCGACTCGAAAAATTGGCACCACCTCACATGAAGGGCCGGCGAAAGCACAAGCTTCGCGTTGAACACATTCTCGCGCTTTGGATTGAATCCCAAACATCCAACCAGAAAAGCCCCTCCGCCGAGCAGGCGGCCTGAGGAAAGGAGTCCTTATCCATGCACGCTCGACCGCCCATCGACCCGCCCGCGATCGTCGCCCAGGCCGACCTCACCGAGGAGCAAATCGTCCAGGAGCTCGTCAAGGCCGACATCGACCACTTCGCGGTGGGGCGCTACATCCTGCAGTTGAAGCGCAGCGCCGGCGGCAACATCACCGACCAGGATATCGCCGACCGCATCAACGCTCTGCATCCCGACAAAGACAAAACCAACGGATGGGTGCGACACCATCGCATCGTCGCCGAGCTATTTCGTAAACCTTTACGAAATCTCCCATGGAGTCACCACCTCATGGCCGCGCAGTATGGCCCAGACCGCGCCGCCGAGTGGCTCAACATGGCCGCGGATTGCAACTGGTCCGCAGAATCTCTGCGGCTCACCATCCTTGCCGATCGCGGCGAGTCTGGGGGCGTTGGCCGACTCACATTCTTTCGCCGCCAGATTCGCGAACTGTTCCCCAATCGTACTGTGTTTCCCAACTATCGCGCCGTGCGTAGATTCCTCAAGGATAACGAGGACCTTGTCCTCGATAACCGCAAAGAATTCGCCCAGGAGGCGAAGCAGTTGGTCAGGGACGGCCAGGAGATACTGGATTTCCTAGAGTCCCGCTCACCCGAACAACTTCCAGCCAAAGGAAAGGAGTCCTGATCATGTCGATCGAGACCCACCGTATCCCCGGTGCCCCGTTTGACCTTCTCGTCGTATCCCTCTGTCCGCGCGACGTGCAGAAGTACTTCCACCTGGAGGCCGAATGGCAGCGCGATGTGCGCATTCGCAGCACGATGATCCCCGGTATCCAGCAAACGCTTCGCCGTGATCACACCTTGCCGGCATGGCTCACCGTCTTCAAGAACCCTGACGACGATCGCTACGTGGTCATCGACGGCAAACATCGCCTGGTCGCACTCGAAAACCTTTCCGAGCAGATTCGCTGCACCCTCTACGCCGCGTGCTTCCGCGTCCGCGACCGACACGAGGCGGTCGCGATCTTCAAGCAGCTCAATCTCAACGTGCCGCCTGGGCTTAAGCACTTTGCCTCCATCGCCGCCACAGACAATCACCCGACGATGGCCAGCCTCAAGCAGCGATTGCCATTCACGATTCGTTTTGCGTCTGGCCAGTTGCCCGCCAATCATCGCGAACGCTGCGGAATCCCGGTCACTAAATTGGTCAACACGCTTTGTGCCGCATTCGAAGACCTTCCGCGTCTTGATCGCTTCACGTTGCATGGCGCGCTCGATGAGATCACCGACGCGCACATTGACCTCCTCGCGCAGTTCACCAACGTCTGGGAGAAATCCCAAGGTCCACTGAATCGTACCCGCGTCCGCTTCAACCCCGGCTGGTACGATGTCCTCTTCCGTATTTGGGTGCAGAACCAGAATTTCTCGGCAACGACAGCCCAATGGGCGGAAGCCCTGACTTCCATCTTCCAGGACCCGAAGATTCAGGACGACAAAAAGTTCTTCCACCCTCGATCCGCCATCACCAATCCAGAACGGTTGAAGGTCATCCTCAAGGCCCTGCAGGAATCTCTCGGACACAAGGTCTCCTACGACCGTGCCAACCTCCCGCACGCGGCCATCGTCCTGGAAACCCAGAAGCGCGCACAAAAGGAACTCACCGATGTTGCCTGACAAAACCCACATTCGCGTGCGGATTCCGGTCGCGATTGACGCGGCCCTGCAGCGGCTCTTCCCCGAGACCGCCGCCCACGGCCATGCCGAGGCCCGGGTGTTTCGCGCGCTCACCACATTTTTGAGCGAGCGGGGGATCAGTTATCTGGGTGTCGGGCTCGTCGCGCCGCAGCGCGACTCCCGCCCGCGTGTCTCCGGCGGCGCCCGTCGCGCCCGCCGCACGCCCTCCGCCCGGCGTCCGCGCCGGCGTCGGCGTTAGTTCGCGTGTCACCCCGTCCGTTTGGATGCGGCCGGGTTTTGTTTCCTTCAAGGGCCTGGGGCACTCCCGGGCGCGAGTGATCGACGCCATGCGAGACAGAGCGAATCGCCCAGCGACCTCACCCGCGCCCGCCCTGGGCCGCAGAGGGCTGTCGGTCCGCAGAGGGCAAAGCCCCAGTGCAAAGTGCAAAGTGCTAAGTGCAAAGTGCAAGTCGCCCAGTGCTAGCGGCCTAATGCCTAGTGCCCAGTGCCTAGTGCCTAATGCCGTTCACTCATCACTTATCACTCATCACTCAGCACTGTCTTCTCACTCAGCACTTACTTCCCCCGGCTTCTTTCCCCTCCTGTGCGCGGCGGCGCTACCCTCCACGCCGCCGCGCCGACCTTGGGGTTTTCTCTACAGGAGCAAACCGAGCCAACAGAGTCAGAGCCAACAGAGAGGCATCCTCCGTTTCCTCCGTTGCCTCCTGTTCAAAAACTTCTGTTCACGCTGGGCATCTTGGTGCCTTGGTGCCTTGGTGTCTTGGTGTTTCAACGAACCTCCTTTCAGTGCGCGGCGGTCGGACGGAAAAAGCAGGAACCTCCCGCAACCGCATTGGCTCGCAACCGGCGGCATCGTGGACGCAGTACAGTTCAGGACAGTACGGCGTCACGGAGGACTTGGACGCCGCCCGCCGCGCAGTTTTTTCAACCTTCGACCGGAGTCTCCGATGAATAACGCTTTTGCCGAGGCGCTCGTCATCGAGCGCCTCACCGACACGCTGCTCGACCCTCGGTCGAAGTTCCATCGCGACGTCTTCGATGATGATTCGCGTTCATCCGCGTCCATTCGCGGTTCCGGTCGAACTCCGCGGACTCTGCGGTTGGTTGTACCCGAAAGCGCCCCGGATGCGCCCGTCGTTTCATCCGCAGCGAGGGACCGATAACTGGTGCCTGGTGCCCAGTGCCTAGTGCCTAATGCCTGACCCCCGCGACACGGAGGTCGCCCGAATGCACGAGCCCCATGAAATGTCCTACGACGCCGAGCTCCTCGACGACATGCTCAACAGCGCCGCGGTGATGCGCGACGGCGTCATTCTCACCGCCAAGGCCCTGTCTCTCCGGACGGGTTACGCGACACAAACCATCTCCGACTACCGCCGCGGCCGGATCAACATCCCGGTGCGCTTCTGGCGGCTGGTCTGGAACCTCACCCGTGACTTGCGCGTGGCCAATCTGCTCCTCGCCGATACCCCGTGCGAGATCACCTTCAGCGACCAGGTGCGTGACATCGCCGACAGCGACGACCTGCTCCAGGCCGCCGTGGATTCGCTTCGGGAATTCCACCAGCAGGAGGCTTACCTGCTGGAAATCCTCAAGGACAACCGCATCGACGAGGCCGACCGCGTCGCCATCGACCAGTTCAACCTCGCGTACGCCCGTGCGCGTCAGACCCAGACCGAGGTCCACCGCGCGATCAACCGTGCCTACGCCGATCGCCGCAAGGAGTGTGCCTGATGCTCAAGCTATCTCTAGCCGTCGCCGTCCTCGGCGTCCTCTGCGTCCTCGGCGGTTGGATCGCCCGTTGGGCGGCGGCTATGTCCGACGATTCCGCCGGCCGGGCCGAGCGTGAAGAACTCCGCCAACTGCACCGCTGTCGTAAGCGCGGCCTGAAGGTGTACCACATCAACCATCGCGACGTCGACAAAGTCCGCGCGATGCTGCTGAACCGCGCCACGTTGCCCAGATCAGAACCCCGGACGCGAGTCCGGGGCCGCAGTTGCCCAGTGCCCAGTGCCCAGTGCCTTGATGTTAAACCCAACCGGTCCGGGAAAGGATGAAGTGACCCGATGATTTTCGACGGCCCGCACGCCTGCCCGCGCTGCACGTGCTGCATCAACGTGGAGGACTACGCCGAGGAGGTCCAGTCGGACGGCCGGCTGATCGTGTATCTCTACTGTGACAGCTGCAGCCTGGGCTGCGAGCGCCTCTACGAGCGTAAGCCGGTCGGCCAGCGTGACGCGTACTGGAGCTTCGTGATGCAGGTCGATCACGACTGGCGCAAGCCGCGCGCGTTGGCCAAGTTCCTGAACAACCTCAAGTCCGCGCGTGTCGCGTCCAGCACGGCCGACGCGCCGCAGTTGGCGGAGGAAGCCGCGTAATGAACGTGCACCAGCTGCGTAAAATCCTAAATGGCGTCCCCGGTCACCTGGAGGTGATCTTGTCGCGAGATCCGGAGGGCAACGGCTTCAGCCCGCTGGACGATGTCCACACGGAGAATTGCGGCTACGACAGGGAAAACATGGATTTGGTGTTCCTGGAACTCACGGATGATCTCATCGAGCAAGGCTATGACCATTCGGACGTCCAACGCAGTGCGACACCGTGCGTAGCGCTCTGGCCATAATTCGAACAGGAGCCAACCGAGCAAACCGAGACCACTCTCCGTGACCTCCGTTTCCTCCTGTAAACAACCATGAACGCAACCTCTGCGATCTCAGCGACCTCTGCGGTTCCATCCTCCGCCGCCTGGATCGCCGGCGACGAGCTCGGCGTCAGCCGCCGTCACCTGCGCCGACTGTTCACGGAGTTGGCGCCGCTGGGCGCCGCCCGGCGCGACGGCGGGCTGTTGCTGTTTCAGCGCAACCATCCCTCGCTCGCCAGGTTCATCCACCGCGCCGCGCAGCAGCGCGCCACCTGCGACCTGTCCGACTGCAGCCACCGCCAGGTCGAAGATGCGCGCCGCAAGGAGCGCATCGTCCGCGCGGGCGGGCGCGAGATCGCCGCCTACATGGCGGACCGCGCCTGCGGCCGGACGGTGGCGGTCGAGTGGTTCTGCCAGGTGCGCGCCGCGCAGCTTCCCGAGCTCGCCGCACCGGCCGGCGTCGCGGTGAAATCGTTCCGCCGCTGGGACGCGCTGTACCGCACCGGCGGCATCCGCGCGCTGGTCGACACGCGCGGCGGTCGGACAGACGGTTGCGAGAGCTATACCCCGGCCGCGCGCGAGCATTGCCGCGCGCTCTGGCTCGACGATCGCAAGTGGTCCGCCAAGCTTTGTTACGAGCTCACCTGCGCCGAGGGCGAAACGCGCGGCTGGGAAATCCCCAGCTACCGCACGGTGTGTAAAGACCTGGCCTCGATCCCCCGCGCGGTGCGCATTCTCGCGCGGCACGGCGACAAGGCGTACGAATCCCAGTGCGCGCCCCGCGTCCAGCGCGACCGCGAGTCCATCGCGGCCGGCGACCACTACTGCGGCGACGAGTGTACACTCGACCTCTACGCCCGGGCGCCGGACGGCAAGGGCGGCTGGAAGCGTGTGCGTCCGATCCTCACCGCCTGGCTGTGCGAGCGCTCGCGCGTGTTCGTCGGCTGGTGGATCGATGACCGCGCCAACACCGACACGATTCTCGCCGCATTCAAGGGCGCGCTGCGTGATTGGGGCACGCCGCGGCACGTCACGATCGACAACGGCCACGACTACACCTGCGCCGCCGGCGTCACCAAGCGCACCAAGCGCGCCGCGGCCGACGCCGACCGCGTCGCCAGCGTGTTCACCGACCTGGACATCACGCCGCACTTCGCGATCCCCTACAACCCGCAGAGCAAGCTCATCGAGGCGAACTTCGCCACGGTGCATGAGCGTTTCGACAAGCTCTTTGACAGCTACTGCGGCGGCAAGCCGGAGGACCGGCCGGAGTCCGCGTGCGCCATCCCGCTGCACGCGCTGCCGACCATCGACGACGTCCGCGCCCGCTTCGCGGACTGGCTGATCGCGTACCACGCCCGCCCGCATTCGGGCGACGGCATGTTCGGCTATGCGCCGGAGCAGGCTTGGGCGCAGTTCGCGCCGGCCGTGCGCCGCGAGCGAGTGGACGGCGCGCGGCTGGACCTGCTCTGTGCGCGCTATGAGGGTCCGCGCACGGTGACGCGCAACGGAGTCACCCATCGCGGCATCGACTACGGCCGCGGCGATCCTGCGCTGCTCGACCTGATCGGCCGCAAGGTCTGGCTCAAGCTCGACCCGGAGCGCGCCGACCTGGTGCACGTCTGCGACGAGTCGCGGCGGCTGGTGTGCACCGCCCGCGCCGCGCGGCTCGCGGGCGCAACCCAGTCCGACGTCCGCGACCACCAGCGGGCCAAGGCGCGGCGTAAGCGTGCCGTCCGCGCCGAGGCGGACACCCGCCACGTCGAGCTCGACGGCAGCGTCGACGGCGTGATCCGCGCGCAGCTCGCCCGCGCCAAGAGCGCGCAGCAGTTGTTGCGTGAAGCGCCCGGTCCGGAGTCGATCCAGCTGGTGCGCCCCGACGTCGTGGGCGACACCGCGCAGGCGATCGCCCAGTCGTCCAGAACCGCGGCGTCAAGAGCCGTCGCTTCGAAGCGCGCTCGACAAGCCGTCGAGCCGGACGCGACGGACGACGACGTCGGCGACGGTTGCGGCAGCATCCTCAGCATGTACGCCGACCTGGCGAACGTCGAGCGCGCCGATGATGGCGACGACGAGGCCGACGGCGACAGCGACACCAACGCCGGCGGCATGTCGCTCGCCGACCTAGCCGACCTTTACACCGGTCATGAGGACCGGCCCGACGACTTGCCCGACGACGCGAACGGATTCGCCATTCTGGCCGAGCGCGCAGAGCAGGAGCGTGCACAGGAGGCGAGGTATGGAACCGCAGGATAGGTCACCCAGGCAAGACCAGCCCGAACCCGCCGCGGCGGGATTCGAGAAGCTCGCGCAGGAAGCGCGAAAGGAAGCACGGATGCTACGCGACGACAAGCCCATCACCGCCGCTGACATCGAACGCGTCCGCGCCCGCGCAAACGATTATTACGCGCGGCGCAACAAGGTGCGCAAGTTCACCCTGGAGCAGTTCGCCGCCGAATTGGGCACGCTCCAGACCGGCCGCGGCGAAAGCAAGGTGGCCAGCGCCAACGTGCTCAGCCAGATACTGAATGGCACCTACAAGGGCACCATCGAGCCGTACATCCGCCGCATGGATGAGTTGCTCTCCCGCGAGCGCATGCGCGGCGACCGGTTCCAGGCCGAGCCGTTTGTCGAGATCGGCCTGGCCCGCCTGGTGCAAGGCGTGGTGAAAAGCGCCCAGCGCAACGAGTCGATCGGCGCCGTCATCATGAATCCCGGCGAGGGGAAAACCACCATGGCCAACGCCTGCCGCAAGCTGATCGAGGGCGCGGTCATGGTCACCATCGAGACCGGCGAGGGCGACACCCACGGCGTACTCCGCAAGCTCTACGCGGCGCTGAACATCCCCGGCGTTTCCGGCGATCGCAGCCGGCGGCGCGTGCTCAAGGAAAAGCTGCGCGACGACTGCACCGTGGTCATCCTGGTCGACGAGTCTCAGAAGCTCACCGCCGCCGGGCTGGAGACCCTGCGCGACGTGCACGACAACGCCGGCGGCGCGCACCGTATCCCGATGGTGCTCTTCGGCGACCACGACTTTTATGTGCTCATGAACTTCGGCCGGCAGGGGCGCGGGCGGATCAAGCCGCAGCTCGCCCGCCGCATGTATCCGATTCTCGATTCCGAATCGCCGGGCAGCATCCCCGGGCGCAGCCGGCGGCGCAAGGACGGGCGGGTGGAGAAGTTCACCGAGGACGAGCTGGTCAAGATCCTGCGCAACGACAAGCTGCGGATCTTCACCGACGACGCGATCGCGTACCTCACCCGCGTCGCGAATCTGCCGAACTACGGCGCGCTGGGCACGGTCATCGCCGCCAGCCGCATCGCGTACGATATTTCCCAGGGCGCGACCATCACCGTCGAGATGGTCAAAGAGGCTCTGCGGATGATGCTGACCGAGAAGATTGCGAGCTTGGTCATGGACGAGGTCGAGGTCGGCCGACCGGAACGCATGGAGTCGATCGCCGCCACCGCGTAGGACATTGAACCGCAGAGTGCGCAGAGCGCACGGAGTTGGAGTTGTTGTTCTAGTGCCTAGTGCCTAATTCCCAGTGCCTGAATTCTTGGTGCCTTGGTGTCTTGGTGCCTTGGTGCCTTGGTGTTGAACAGAGCCTTGGTGTTGAAAACGACCCGGTGCTGAAATGAAAACCTCCGCGATCTCAGCGACCTCTGCGGTTCAAGGCCCCGACTTCACCAAGCCCTACGTCGTCATCAACGACGACGGCACGTGGGGTGGCGAAGTCTATCACAAGGTGAGGGACTTGCGGCCCGGCGTCGGCGAGTACGTGGACCGTCATGGTGGCCTGTGCGAGATCCCGCACCACCGGATGAAGCTCGTCGCGTTCGAGCCGCACGCGCCGCCCGAACCGACGCCGGAGGAAAGGGTCGCGGCCGACGAAACGCGTCGCTACCGCACGCGCAGCCGGGTGAGTGCGCCCCAGCGAGCCAAGAAGCCGGCGGCGACGCCGCAGATTCGGAAAATCCGTTATCTCGCGGGCACCTTGGGAATCTCCCAGGCCCGCTTGCAGAAGATGCTGCCGCGCGGCCTCGCGCGGCTGGAAGACCTGATGCTCTGGGAGGCGAGCCGGCTGATCGACCGGCTGCAGGAAGTCTGAGACGCATGCACTGCAACGCTCTGACAATCTGCCAGCCGTACGCGGAACTGATCGTCCGCGGCAAGAAGCGCGTCGAGAATCGTTCGCGCCGGATCAGCTATTACAGATCGCTGCTCATCCACGCGGGCAAGTCGCGCACCTGGATGGAACCGGGTGACGCGAAGCGCTATCCGGAGATGGCGTTCGGTGCGCTGGTCGGATTTTGTTGGGCAGGGCCGTGCTATTCGCTCGCGGAGATTGCGCGCGGTGACGTGCTGGAAGACCTTCGGTGGGTCCGCAAGCACGCGCACACTGAGGGACCGTTTTGTCTCGTCTTGCGAAATGTCCGCAGGTTCGTCGAGCCTATTCCCTACACCGGCCAGCGTGGCCTTTTTCGCGTGGAAATCACGGAAGTACTTGAACGGGCCATGCGCGGTGCGCAGCCGGTAGAGCCGCAGGCGAATGGGCCTGCTCAACTCGGCGTTTAACCAGCAGCGGCAAGGAGGCCGCACCATGAAACTCAGCACGCATCACTTACCACTCATCACAGTCTTGGTGCCTTGGTGCCTTGGTGCCTTGGTGTTAAGCCAATGCGCTTCAACGCCATGCGCCGCCCAAACGCCGACAGCCCAAACGCCAACAGCCCAGCCGCCATCCGTCCCGCACTACTGGTCATTGCCCACCGCCGCCCTGCGCGCCGACAACCGCGACCAGGTCATCGCGATCGCCCGCCTCACTGGCGGCATCGCGGCAAACTACAAGTCCACCGCCGCCTGGGCGCTCGCCCTCGACGTGCAGCGTGAGACCGGGTGCAGCGTCGCGCTGTGGATGCACGCCGGTTACAGCCAGGCGGACTACGCCGCCGCGGAGAGCATCCTGCGCGCCCGCGCCGCGCAAGGTGGTGAGCCAACGATCGTCGTCCAGGGCTTCGAGGGCGGCGCGACCGATCCGGTGATCGCCCAGCGGTACCGCGACTTGGTCCGCGCGTTGTGGCCCGATGCCCGCATGGGGTTTTACCATTTCCCCAGCTACAGCCTGAACCCGCGCAGCGACGGATTCGCCACGCTCTACGCCAGTCCGCCGCCGGCCGATCTCGCGTTGTGCAACCTCTACCACGAGGACGCCGCTGCGACGCGGGTGATCCTGCAGCGCAACGGCGAGCGTGCCGCTGAACTCGGCGTGCCGCTGCTGCCGTTCCTCGGCGGGCTGTGGTACCGCTCGGACTACCGCGCGCCCGCCGCCGCCAACTGGCACTCGACCATCGCCCGGCGTTCGCCCGACGCGTGGTACGCGTTGGGTCGCCAGCTCGCCGACCGCCACGCGCGCAACGGGGATCTCGCCGGCGTCTTCCTCTGGAACACCTTCTTCGATCCGCGCACGCAGCTCGACGAGCAGCTCGCCGACTTCAGCTATTACCTCGCCGGCTGGAACCGCCAGCCGCTGCAAGTCGCCGAGCCGTTGCGTTTATCAGAACCCCCCACGCCAGTGGGGGGCGCAGTACTGCGCAGTGCCAGCCCCGCCGACCTGAACGCCGCCGACTTGAATCAGGACGGCCGCGTCGACCTGCTCGACTACGCCATCTTCCAGGCCGCGTTCGACGTGGACCAAAACCCAGCGCCATCACCGACACCCGCGCCGTCACCGACACCAACCCCAACACCGTCACCGACGCCCGCGCCTACACCCGCGCCTACACCCGCGCCTACACTGGCGCCTACACCCGCGCCTACACCTGCGCCCACACCCGCGCCTACGCCCGCGCCGCAGACCAGGCTCACGCCGATCGCCCGCTGGGACGTCGTGCCGCGCCAGTCGATCGCGGACGGCGAACCCCTCAACATCGGCGTCGTCGCCTTCAGCAAGCACGGCATCCGCGAAGTGCAGTTCGCCATCAGCGGCGCAGGCTACTCTGGGCAGAATCCCAAGCGTGCGAGCAGCATGGCCTACAACCCGCAGACCCGCGTGTGGGAGTACTGGACGCCGCTGCACGCGCACGAGTTCGCGGGCAGCGGGGCGATCAGTGTCCGCGCCACGGTGTACGGCCACGACGGCGGCGTGCGCGACGGAACCGAAAACACCACGCCCGGCGGCGGCCTCGAACCGCTCACGCTGTACGTGCGTGCGCCCGCACCGTCCGCGTGGGTCACCTGGGGGCAGACCACGCAAACGCCGCAGTTGGGCAATCCCAACAGGCCCTACGCGGGCATCGATCAGGCCATCGCCGCGCTCGCCGCGGCCAATGGCGGGCGCGCGGACCATGGGCAGGTCATCCTCTATCCCGGCGTGCACAGCTATCGCGGCGGTTACCCCACACTGATCCCGACCGACTCCGCCTGGCTCACGATTCGCTCCGAGTCGGGCGATCCCGCGAGCACCACCATCACCCGCGCGACCGGGGCCATGATCGCCCACTGGCTGCATTTTCGTGGTGTCACGCTCGCCGGTGCGAAAGACCTGGTGCACGGCAGCAGTTACGCGCAGCGTGATCAGCTTCGCGTGTGGCTCGATCGCTGCATCGTCGAGGGCGGTTCGACGGGCGATCAATTCCCGGTCGGCGGAAGTATTCGCGGCGGTCATTGGTACACCGACTGCACCATCCGCGATCAGCGCCGCGCGTCCGGCCTCGGACAGAATCACCAACTCATGCGCAACCTGGTCATCGAGCGTACGCGTGAAGACTGCTTCCAGAGCGTGCCCTTCGGCGTGAACATCACCGTCCGCGGCGTGGATCCCGGCAGCGGGTCCAATCCCGAGCACGCCGACGTGATCCAGGGGCCGCCTGCCCTGAGCACGGAGGGCGCTTACCTCCACAACTGGATCTGGTACAACGTCGTCGCGACCGATCTGCACTACCAGGGCATCTTCGTCCGCAGCGGCGCGACCTCGCGCAACAACGCCTTCGTGAATTGTCTCTTTGAGATGCGCGCGCCGATCCGCAACGACATCAGCGGCCGGGGCAGCACCTTCGCCGGCAAGTACGATCACCTGCTGTTCTGGCACTGCACGTTCATCGCGACCGGAACAATCAACAAGTTCACGCTCGGGCAGAACGAGGACACCACGTCTCCGGCCAAACAGGCGCTGCTCGCGAACCTCTCGGTGCGCAACTGCCTGTTCGAGCGTTTCCGCAGTTACCGCCCGGACCTGCTGCCGGCGACCGCAGTGCCGGTGGACGGCGCAGGCGACATCGCCGGCAACCACTACATCACCACGTCGGGCGACCAGGTGCGTACGCCCGGCGTAGGGAATACCACGGGTGATGCGCGGATCACCACGGACGTGAACTCAGCCGACTTCGGCCGCCCAAGAGCAGGTTCGCCGCTCGCCGGCCGCGCAGTGATAGTCCCGATCGACGCGAACAATCGCCCGCGCAGCGCCTCCGCGCACGCCGGAGCGTTGGAGTAATCAGAACCCCGGACGACAGTCCGGGGCGGAACACGAATGATTGCACAGGAGCAAACAGAGGCAACAGAGCAGCCCTCCGTTTCCTCAGTTTCCTCCTGTTAAAAGCGAGCGACCATGATCCTACTGATTCCCAGCGAGATCGACGCAACCGGCCCGGTAGTCGGCCCTGCGTTCCCGTGACCCGGCCCGCGTGGCCCGAAGGAAATGACGTGCATGATGTGGGATTCCCTGATCAGCCTGGCCGCCGGCTTCATCGACCAGATCCCGGCCCTGATCGAGACGTTCAACTGGTTCGCAATCGTCGCGGGAAGTTAGAACACCAAGACACCAAGACACCAAGACACCAAGACACCAAGACACGAAGACACGAAGGTTGGCCAATGATTGAATCCTCCACTCAGCGTACCTGGCACGACGATCCGCGCGTAGCTGAAGCTCTGCGCGAGCGACCGGCAAACGACGTTTGCCTCTTTAGTTGCCCGAACTGCGGCCTCTACGGCTATTACGACCAGGGCAGCTCGTTCCACTGCCTCGGCTGTGATTCAGGATTCGTGGTGGTTTGCGAAGACGAGGACGCGCCGCCGGATTGTGCACACATTCGGCTAGGAAGCGAAGACCCGGTCACTGTCGCGGATGCGATCGAAGCGGAATGTAGTGACGCGTACAGCATGCACGAGGATTGAATCGGCGATGTTGCTGGACTACCCATTCACCGAGGTAGAATTTGCCGAGGCCGCACGAGACTGGGGCTGCAACTGCGGCCCTTCGTCGCTCGCGTTCGCGCTGCAGGTTCCGCTGTCCGCGGTCCGCGCCGCGATCCCCGACTTTGATCGCAAGGGATATACCTCTCCGACGATGATGAAGGCGGCGCTGAGCAACTTGGGCGTTCGCTTGACCGCACACACACTTGCCCGTCCTCACGATATGCACGTCGTAGATCGCGCGTGCCTGGTCCGCGTGCAATGGACCGGTCCGTGGACCGCGCCAGGATCGAATCCGCGTTGGGCGTACGGCGCGACGCATTGGGTTTGCTCATATTGGCACGACGCACACCCGTGCGTTTTCGACTGCAACGGTGGGGCGGTTCCTTTGGATTCGTGGCGACGCTCGACCGTCCCGTTCATTCTGTCACATATCAGGCGCTCCGATGGTGGCTGGTTTGTCACCCATGTATGGAGCATTCAACCATGACCGCCACCGCTCCTCACCCCTCTCTACCCTCTCAGCACTCGGCGAAGCCGCGCCGCCGGCATCCGCCGCTCACCCGGCTGACCGATGCCCAGCGCGACCTGGTCGACGCCAATCGCGGCCTGATCATGCAGGTGATTCGGCAGCACTGGCCGGCCCTGCCGCACGCGGACTATTTCAACGCCTGCCAGGACGGGGCGCTCGGCCTCATGCGCGCGGCCCAGCAGTTCGATCCCGCGCTCGGTCACCGTTTCAGCACCCTGGCGTGCCGGGTCATCTACTGGACGATCCTCAACGTGCGCAACCGCAACCGCAACCGCGGCGTCCATCGCCGCGCGCAGTTGCTCACCTTCACGGACGCGGAGTACAGCGGCGAGCGCTTCCCAAACGGCGACGGCGAAGCCCGCCGCGAAGCGAACTCATCGCCCGCCTGCGGCCTCGATCCCGACGAGCGGGACGCGCTGAACGCGGCGATGGACGTGCTCATCGCGCGTGAACGTGCCGTAATTGATCTGCGCCACCGCGCGGGGTACACGTTGGTACAGGCTGGTCGCGCCTTGAGCCTCAGCAAGTCGCGCGTCTGGCAGATCGAGCAGCGGGCACTGGCCCGCCTGGCGATCGCCCTGCGCAAGCTCGGTCACGCACCAACCTGCGTGAGCGCCGTCCTTGGTGCCTTGGTGCCTTGGTGGTTGGGGAATCCATGATAGCCTATTCGCAACAACTCGACGTCGCCGGCGTGCCGGCTTCCCCCATCGTCGCCGGCGCCGGTCTGCGCTGCGAGATGACCCGGATCGGCAGCCGCGTCACCGGCCAGATCGCGCTCGACTACCCCAACCCGTCCGGCCGCGTGCGTTGCCGCCTGGGGTACAACGTGCCCGCGTCCTGGACGCCCGCCCACCACGAGGCGGCGCTGCGCGTCGCGGCCCACTGGTTCCGCGACATCGGCGGGTTCAACACCATCGAAAAGTCGGAGCTCTGCCACATCGTGCAGGTGCTCCAGCGTGGCCGCGGCGAGATCACCGAGCAGCAGCTCCACGCCGCCGTCGCCGCTTACGCGGCGAGCAAGTGGCACCGCGAGGGCCGGCGCTGGAAAACGATCCAGTGCTGGTTCACCAGCGGCGACTGGAAGGCGTGGCTCGACAAGGCCCCCGACCCGGAGCAGGTCGCCGACCAGGCCCAGCGCCGCGCCGCCGCCGAAGCGGAGTACCAGCGCAAGCTGGAGGCCGACCGCGCCGCCCACCGCGCCGCCCACCGCGCGCAGCTCTCCGCCAAGATCAGGTCGGGCGACGTCCGCGCCCCGCTGTCCAGGAGGCCCGTCCGATGACCCCTCGACCGACCATGGACCACGCGTTGACCGCCCGTCGAGCGGACCTCCCCCTCGGCGGCGAAGCCATCAAACCGAACAGATACCGAACAAACAGCCAAACGCACCCGATCCACCCCAAACCACCCATTCAAACAAACCCCGCTTTATGCAAGCGCCGCTCACATTGCAACCATGTCCGCATGTCCGCCCGGATGTCCGCGCCGCCCACCGGCCAATCCAGCGCGCAACCCCAGCCGTCGCCGCAACTTGCGGCGTTCCGCCATCCAAGGGCTTTGGCCACTTCGCGCGGCGCAAGAGGCGTTTTGGCCATTTCCAAAACCCGCGCCGCAAACACCCGTTTTTTTGAGCCAACCTGAGTTAAAACCAAGACTTGTGTCAAAACCAAAACTCGCGTTTTTTTTGGCCACTTCGCCCTTCCGGGATCAAACGGCACGGTTGATGTCAAT